TAATGATGATGAAAAACTCTATGTTTTTGATTATAAAGAAGATGAAAAGATGGCAAGTGTGTATAAAATAAAAGGGAAAAAACGCATAAAGTCCCTAGCAACCTTCCCTGCGTGTTTACGGTTTATGCCCTATGCTGTTGTAAAAGAAATAAACAAATAACTTTCAATTATCTTAACTTTATGTAAATTAAAGTTGACAAACACGAAAAAAGGGCGTATAATAGGAACTATAAAATCAAGAATGTGACAGGTTCTAGATGCTCTTTAAAAACAAGTAGGCGAATAAAGATAAAGCCAAACGACCATTACTTTTAATTTATTTGGAGATTCAAAATGAAAACAAATGAACTTGAAAAGTTCTTGTCTGACACTCTTAACAGATTAGCAGATGAAGAAGAGAAGAAGGCAAGCCTAGTTGGAAAAGTCTTTTCTTTAGAAGATGTGGAATATGAAATTCACGTTGACGGTAGAAAAGATGCAGGGTCTATAGGACATGGAGTTGTAATGTTCTGGTACAAAGGAAAGCCAGAACCAGACTCTGGATTGTATAGCGAAAGCGGTTGCTACTTTTGGGATGAGCCACCATACTTCAATGAGAAGCAGTGGAAAAAAGATAGATACGGTTAGAAAGTAACAATCAAAACTAAAAGGGATAGCCTAACAAGTTATCCCTTTACTTTTAATTTATTTGGAGATTTAAAATGGATAATAAAAAAGACTATTATGTCAGAGTTAATGGAAAAATACTTAGAGATAAAAACAACAAAGTGATATGGCATACAGAAACAGAGGCATTTAAACTTGCTGATAAACTCACTTCCATGGGTAAAAAAGCAAATGCTGGTTTTTATTTGTTTTGATATCAAAAAGTTAAACTCTATTTTCATATAACCAAAAGGGACAGCCTAACAAGTTGTCCCTTTTTTTATGTTTAACGCAAAAAACACAAACTAATGTATAATACTTCCTTCACAGAGTGACAATTTTAATTATTCAGGGAATAAAATGAGCGAACCAAAAACATACACAGAAGAAGAATTCAACGAACTTCAAACCAAAGCAGACGAATCTAAAACAAAGTTAGATGAGTTTCGCACCAACAATGTTAAACTAATGAAAGACATGGATGCCTTAAATGCAAAGTTTGAGGGTATAGACTTAGATGTTTATAATGACATGGTTGAGAAACAGCAAAAGTTAAACGATAAAAAGCTAATAGATGAAGGAAAAATAGATGAGTTACTTGAAGAGAAAACTAGAGCAATGCGTGATGTGCATAACAAAGAAATTGAGAAATCTGAAAAAGTGAATCAAACTTTGCAGACACAGTTAGCCTCTTTGGTTATAGATAACGCTGTTAGGGATACAGCAGTTAAAGCTGGGATTGTTGAAACAGCTATGGATGATATTCTGTTAAGGTCGAAATCCGTGTTTTCATTGAAAGACGGAAAAGCCGTTCCAAGTGATGCCACAGGTAATGTTATATTCGGGCATGGCACTAGCGAACCAATGTCAGTTGAGGAATGGGTAAAGGGTCAGATGGAAATAGCACCTCATTTATTCAAGCCATCAAATGGTTCAGGTTCTCAACACAAATCCAATACAGCAGGTTCTAATTCGAGTAATATGTCGGCTCTTGAGAAGTTACAAACAGGCTTTGCCAAATAGTTTGACATTCATGCCGTAATTCGGTATATAATATAACAAACCTTCAGTGAAGCGTTTAACCCTACGTTCTGCCAGTGGTGAAACAGTAGTAGATTTATTTTTTAATCTGCCCCTGTTTTACTCGGGCAAAATTTAGGAGAATGCAATATGGCATCTGTAACTCTAGCTGAATCAGCTAAACTCTCACAGGATATGCTTGTCGCTGGCGTTATTGAAAACGTCATCACAGTAAATCCTTTCTATGATGTATTACCGTTTCAAAACATCGATGGTAATTCACTTGCTTATAATCGTGAAAACGCTCTTGGCGCTTCAGAATGGACGGGCGTAGGCTCAACCATTTCTGCTGGTAAAGCCGCGGCAACTTTCTCACAAGTAACTACAAGCCTAACTACTCTAGTTGGCGATGCTGAAGTGAACGGCTTAATTCAAGCTACACGCTCAAACATCACTGACCAGAAGGCGGCTCAAGTTGCATCAAAAGCTAAGTCAATTGGTCGTGCTTATCAGGACAAAATGATTAACGGCACAGGTTCTTCAAATGAACTAGACGGCTTGTTAAATCTTGCTGTATCTGGACAGAAAGTAAGTGCTGGCACAAACGGTGCGGCTCTATCTTACGACTTACTAGACCAAACTATTGATTTAGTAACAGATAAAGACGGTCAGGTTGACTACATGTTAATGAATGCTCGTACTATTCGCTCATACTACGCTTTGCTTCGCGCTCTAGGTGGTGCTGGTATCGGTGAAACAATGGAGCTTCCATCTGGCAAAACAGTTCCTACTTACCGTGGTATTCCTATCTTCCGTAATGACTATGTACCAATTGACCAAACTCAAGGTACAGAAAGTGCGGCAACTTCGGTTATTGTAGGTACTTTGGATGATGGCTCTATGTCACACGGTATTGCTGGTCTTACTGCTTCTGGTAATGCTGGTGTATCAGTTGAAGAGGTTGGTGCTAGTGAAACTAAAGACGAGTCTATTACTCGTGTTAAGTTCTACAATGGTTTAGCTAATTTCTCTGAAAAGGGATTGGCTGTACTACACGGTATCAATAACTAAAAGGTCTGTCCTTCCCCCCTTCTTAATGGAGGGGGTTTTTATTAAGGTGAATTATGGCATTAGATGCAACGGTAAATGGTAGTTCTGCGGACAGTTATGTTTCTGTGGCTGATGCTGACGCATACCACGATAATCATCTTTATGCTTCCACTTGGACTAGCGCATCAACTGCTAACAAGGAGAAAGCCCTTAAAATGGCTACAAGAATCCTTGACGAAAAGATTGATTGGGTAGGTACTAAAGCAACAGAACAGCAAGCATTAGGATGGGGTAGGTATGATGTAACAGATGAAGGTTATACTGTATCTTCTACTATCATTCCCCAACCAATAAAGAACGCTACAGCTGAATTCGCAAGGCACTTAATCGGTAGTGATTTAACAGGCAATGCGGATGGAAAGGGTTTATCTTCACTAGCTGTAGGAAGCGTATCTCTAACATTTGACAAGAACGATACGGCTGGCGTAATGCCCGATATTGTTCAAGAAATGCTTAGAGGCTGGGGAGAGATACACGCTAGAGCAAAGTTCGGCACTGTAGCTGTAGTGAGGTCTTAAATGAGCTTACGAGATTCAATAGCAAGGTCGGTTGAGTCGGCTTTCGTCACTGTAGGCGATATAGCTGAAGAGATTACTTATAACTCAAGAACAGATGGTACATACAATGTAACAACTGGCGCAAGTTCTCACACTACAACTGTATATACCTTTCAAGCTATTGTTTCTGCCTTTGGAAGCGCTCGTGTTGATAGAAACGAGATTATGGATGGCATCACTGCTGATTTATCCATATTATTTTCCAGTAATGATTTAGCTGTTACACCAGACACCAATGACACAATAACCAGAGATTCGCAAACGTACAAGGTTAATCAAATCATTCAAGACCCTGCTGGTGCGACTTACAGGCTTATCGTTGGGAGAATAGGATGAGTGTGAAAATGAATGCAAGTTCTTTTGAGGCTGATTTGAATAAATTTGCCATAAGAACAGAGTTAGAATTAGATACGGTAGTTAGAAAAATAGCCTTATCTTTATATGATGGCATTACCAATAAAACACCTGTTGATACTGGACGGGCAAAGGGAAACTGGAATTTATCTGTCGATAGTATGGATACCTCAGTTAACCCTAAAGCTAGAGGAAAGAAGAGAGTGTCATTAAAGAAAGGAGATGGTAATAATGTTATTTACATATCCAACTCATTGCCGTATATAGGTGTACTTGAAGATGGTCATAGCAAACAAGCACCACATGGAATGGTTGCTTTAACACTAGCTGAAGTGAGAGCGAGTTTATTATGAGTTTTGCTAGTGAAAGAACGAATTTAGAAACTAGGTTCAATACTAATTGGACTACTACCCCGATAGCTTGGGGAAATGCTGATTTCAACCCACCAAGCAATTCAGAGTGGGTACGGTTTAATATTATTAATGGTTCTAGTGGTTATAGAGCGATTAATAATTTAAAGCGACATAACGGTTTGATAACGGTACAAATTTTTGCACCTATCAACTCTGGAACTCACACAATCAGAGGGTATGCTGATACAATATCAGCTATTTTTGATGGCGAGAGTTTCAATGATGTGGTCTGCGATGTGGCAAGCATAGCGACCATTGGTACTGATTCCGCTTGGCATCAGATAAATGTAACAATTCCTTACTGGAGGGATGCATGAAAAACGTAATTTTATATCCGCCTAACGGTGGCGAAGGTGTAATTCCTCACCCTTCTAAAATTGAGGAAATGAAGAACGCTGGATGGACAGAAAAAGCCAAGCCAGTAAATAAATCTAAGTCAAAGGAGCAATCAGATGGCAAATCATAAAGGAAGCGAGGGTGTCGCTAAAGTCGGCACAAATACAATTGCAGAGGTGAAAGATTGGAGTTTAAGCGAAACTGCTGAAACTATCGATGATACAACTCTTGGCGATACTGCTAGAACAAAGAAATCAAGTTTAACAACAGCAAGTGGTTCATTGACTGCTTTCTGGGATGAAACTGATACATCAGGACAAGGTGCAATGACTGTAGGTGCAGAAGTAACACTTAACCTGTATCCAGAAGGTGCAACTTCTGGAGATACATACGCCACTTTATCAGCAGTTGTTACTGAAAAAGGTGTATCAACATCATTGGATGGCATGGTAGAAACAAGTGTTAGTTTTGAGGCTAACGGTGCTGTTACTTGGGGTACTGTGTAAGTGAGCATACTGGATAAAGCCAAAGCGCACTTCGATAAAATTGACACAAAAACAATTGAAGTGCCAGAGTGGGATACGGTTATATATGCCACGCCTTTTACTATGGGTGAAAAGAAATCACTTTGGAAGTTTGCTAAAGAGGATGACTTTGAATTCATGGTAAGAACATTGATTTTAAAAGCACTTGATAAAGACGGTAATAAACTGTTTGATATATCTAACAAAGTTGAGTTGATGAACAAGGTATCACCAGACGTGATTACGCGTGTGGTGGGCGAAATATCCATAACCCAAACCATTGATGAAATGGAGGGAAACTAACAAGCGATTCCGAGTTATATACTAAGTACGCACTTGCGAATCGCTTACACAAGACTGTGTATGAAATAGACTCAATGACAGTTGAGGAGTTTTACGGATGGATTGCGTATTTCAAATTAGAGGAAGAAAATGCCAAATAATGTAGCAACTCTTGCAGTAAAGGTTGACCCAAAGGGTGCTGTATTTGGTGCAAACAAATCTAAAAAAGCCATCAAGGGTATTGGTCGTACCGCTAGGCGTGTCAAAGAACAGGTGTTTTCACTTCAAGGCGCGCTTGTCGGATTGGGTGCTGGTGCTGTATTGCGCTCTGCTCTCAAATATACTGCAACAGTTGAAAACTTAGGTGTCCGCCTTAAATTTATAACAGGAAACGCAGAAGATGCAAGCCAAGCATTTGATACCATGCTTGAATTTGCGGCTGAAGCCCCTTTCACACTTCAAGAAATACAAAATGCCTCGCCATCATTATTAACGGTTGCTGATAATGTAGACGAGTTAGGTGATTTGTTGAAAATGACAGGCGATATCGCGGCTGTTTCTGGCTTGTCATTTGAGGAAGTTGGTCAACAACTACAAAGGTCATTCTCTGGCGGTATAGCCGCGGCTGATTTATTCCGTGATACGGGTGTAAAAGCAATGCTTGGATTCCAAACAGGCGTTCAATACACAGCAGAGCAAACCAAAAAACACATGGTTGATATGTGGAAAGAAGGCACATTTACTATGGTTGGCGCAACAAAGGAATTGGCTAAAACATTCGATGGTCAAGTATCAATGATGAAAGATGCTTGGGATGCTTTAAGTCTTGCCTTTATGAAAGAGGGCATATTTGACGAAACAAAAGTTTCTGTCCAAGATATAACCGATTGGTTGAAAAGTCCAGAGGTAATACAAGGTGCTAAAGATTTAGGTGGTTTTATAGCTGACATCGCTGTTGCTGTAAAGAACACCATCGCTAACTACATGGCTTTGCCAGAGTGGGTTAGAAACACTGGACTTATACTTGCTTTATTCGGTGGCGCGAAATTAAGAATTGCTATAACTGGGCTGGCTTTATTGGCTGGCAATATTAATAAGTTTACAGATTCTTTCGAACAAATGCCAGATGCTCAAGGAGATGTAAAAGCATACCAGCTTATTGTACAGGAACTGGCAAAATTAAGAGAACTAGAAAAGCAATTAACAAATGAAAGAGATAAAGCCTCAAAGCGTTCAATATTCGGTGGCGCGTTGAGTAGAGAAGCTCAACATTTACAAACCCTTCGTAGTGCTATTTTATCCCTTGAACGCGACTTAGCAAAAATAACGGCTTCTATGAAGTCCAGAACCGCCTCCCCTCATGAAGGTCTGCCTGATTTAACATCTCTTGAATCCGCAAAGAAAGCGACTGAAGAAATAAAAAAATCCTATAATGACTTAAATACAACGCTCAGTGCTACCATTAATATCTACGAAAATATGAGTAACCATATGGTCAGAAATCAAGCTGAATGGGAAGGGGCAATTAAAGTCCATAGAGACTTAAATACAACACTTAGTTCCACTATTGATATCTATGAAAATATAGGTGACCACATGGACAGAAATCAAGCGGAATGGAAAGAAACGGCGGATGCAATCAAAGAAGCCAAGTTAGACAGTATAGTTGCTGACATTGCTAGAAGTATGGAAGATAGTATTACTAATGCGGTAATGAATATCGGACAAGGTGTTTCTAATATGAAAGATTTTTTCAAGTCTATGGTCAATATCATTCTGGAACAGTTTGTTAGAATCAAGATTGCACAACCTGCTGTGGATTGGTTAACTGGCGGTACGGGTGGCGGTACTGGTGGCGGTGGTATAATAAGCGATATTATTAAAGGTATATTCTCAGGAGATGGGGGTGGGTACACAGGTTCAGGCGGAAGAGTTGGCGGTATTGATGGCAAGGGTGGATTTCCAGCCATACTTCACCCACAAGAAACAATTATAGACCACACCAAGAAGCAAGACGTTTCGCGGTCTGTCAATGTCAGTTTTAATATCACAGCAAACGATACTGAAGGATTTGATGATTTATTAGAGTCAAGACGAGGAATGATTGTTGGTCTTATTAATCAAGCAATGAATGACAAAGGCACTATGGGAGTCGCATAATGAGTTTACCTACTTCACCAGTTTTTCAGTCCGCGAATATAAAGAGCGTAGACCCAACATTGTTTAGCGAGTCAGTTAGTGGCAGAACACAAGCGAGAAAGGTGTCTGGGCAAAGATGGGAAGTTACGGCAACTTATCCACCTATGACTAAAGCGGATTTCATGCCTGTATATTCTTACGTTGTCAGTAAGCGAGGAACTCTAAGCACCTTTACTATGAGAATTCCCGTCTTAGAGGACAGTAGAGGTACGGCATCTGGTACTTTTTTAGCAAATGGTGCGGTTGTTGCTGGGCAAACAGTAATAGCCATTGATGGTGGCACTGGCGATTTAGCGAGTGGTGACTTTGTTAAGTTTGGACACGACAAGGTGTATATGGTTGTATCTCATACTGCTG